TTCTTTAGGTTGATAATCGTGTTGAACACAAACCACTGCTTTACTTGGATCACAAAATTTTATTAGTTCATGACTAGGTATACGCCATACAAAATCGCAATCACAAAAAACTGCCCAGCCTTTAAAATCATTAAGGTATGGTATAAAAAATCTAGTGAAAGTAAATTCCGTTGATGCTAATTTATCAACAGGACGTGTGTAGAGTCCTTGTTCTCTCATCTGTCTTTGCTTTAATGGAATTACTTCTGCGGATGGATCTCTTCTCTTGATTGAATGCTCACAAACTTGGTAAGCAATGTCTTCTCTACTGTCATGACCGACGTATATTTTCATATCAATATTTAACTATAAATATTTCAGCATGGATATTTCAGAACGTTGTAGACAATTCGAAAAAAAATTTCCTTTAATTTACAGTGGCGGTCAAGAGAATAAAAACGGCTGGACACGTTGGAAACAATATAGTACGCCCGATGAATTACGTAAAAACGCCAAAATGTTTTGGAATTTTGGTGTGTCCAGAGAAATTAGATATGAAATTGAATGTAGAAGACAAAACAGAAAAGCAAAAATTTTAACTTTTGATCCAACGCCTTTATCAAAACGCACAACAGATCAGGCCAATAGAGCAGGATTTAACATCACTCATCATATGAAAGCATATGATACAGTTGCAGGGCAACGCAAAAAGTTTTATGACCCAGTTGGGGATGGAAAATGTTTTCAATTAGATAAACCAAAAGAATATAGTGATTGTATCACTGTAGAAACTACTAACCTAGAAGAAATATCTAAGCAGTACGGCACTGAAGTAGACATAATCAAATTAGATGTTGAAGGACGTTGGTATGAAATGCTTTCGGAAATACTAGATCTATCGTTACCAGCGAAAGTAATTTTATGCGAATGTGAAATGAATATAGGTGACTTAGACACTAATTTTGATAGACTAAACTCAATTGTAGAAAAATTTCAAACAGCCAAATATAAAGTTTGGATTAATAGAAGACTTCAAAAAGAAAACATTGAATTGGTTTTTACTAAAAACGTTTAGGGAATCTTTGCCTAGATATAAAGGTAAACTCTTTTTTGTAATTAAAATATAATTTATAATTTATATTTTCAAAAAACTTTATTGCAGGTTTAACGTTTTCTCGATTTGCTCTTACTTCACAACATATAACAGGTTTATGCACGTTTATAAAAGTTTCTGCACCTTGTAACACTTCATTTTCATGTCCTTGTGTGTCAATTTTAATAAAACAGTTTTGTAACATTTCAGTTGTTTCACTAGCAAGTTCGTTGTCGAGAGTTTTTACTGGCACATCTAATCTGTTTATTTCACACTTATCAACAATGTTTGAATCTTGAAAAGTTGCCGAGCCACAGTTACCATTTTGTGGAATCATTAATTCTTTTACTTCTGTTTTGTCACCTAATGCAAATTTTTTTACAAATACATTTTTGTCTGGCACATTATTGATTAAGCACTCTATGTTTTCTGGTAGTGGTTCGTATGCATTTACTTTTTTAAAAATTCTTGCAAGATCTCTCGTCCAAAACCCAACATTTGCACCAACGTCAAGAGCCAATAACGGAATAAATCCAGGTAATTTTTTTATTTTTTTAAGTGTTGCTTTTCTGCTAGGAACTTGATAACCATCTACATTTTTGCTTGTCATTTCTCTTTCAAAATGATTTTCGTTATCAGGTAAGTACCAACTTTTTACTTTTTTCATTATTAAAGATCGCCGTGATCACGCATTTTTTGTCTTATCGCAGTGGCTGATATCTTTTGTGTTTCTTTGTCTAAAACAATTTCTTCAATTTTGTATCCAACACCTCTGCCATAACATATATTTGTAATATTTGGCACAAGTATAACTTTAAATTTATTTTTATATTTTGGATTAAGTGCTTTTTCAATATTTGTTTTAACAGTCTCAAAATCAAATGGGTTATCTCCAACACCTTGCACATCTCTTACCATTATTAAAACTTGTCCTGCTTTTTGTAGTGTGGCTTCAAATAATTTTTGATGTCCGTCATGCCATGGTTGCCAACGTCCTAGCATCTGTGCCGTTGGTGCTTTGTTATCCCATTTGTATGGAATTTTTCTTTCTATGTCTTCTTTAATTAACTTTGCCCACATTGCCGCCTGCATAAAATAAGGTCTGATATTGTATTTTTTAGGTGGTTCAAACATTTTATTTGTATCGTCAAATCTGCCTTCTTTGATTGTGTCCATCCATACCACGTAGTCTGCATTGAAATCTTCTCTTGTTTTTTCAGTTGGACAAACAAAATCTGCAATAACATGTTTGCCTTTGTCCAAAGCCTCTTGAGCAAGATTTTTCATCCTGTTTGCCTGTCTTGTTCTTCCTTCAGGCGAAAAATCCCAATCGTTGGCTTGTTTTCTTACTTCGTCAGCATTTAACCAAACAGCATTAAAGTGTTTGACTAATATTTCTGCTAGTGTAGTTTTACCTGATCCAGGTAAGCCACAGATTAGTATTTTTTTCGCTTGGTTTTCCATTTTGTAATACCTAGTTTGTATCCAAGTGCAAAAGCACTAAACACAAAAGCCGTAATTAATAATGTGTGCCAAATATAAAACATTATAGTTCTCCATACATGGTCAAAACTGATCTTTCTTTGTCTTGTTCGTTGACAACAGCATGAACATGTTCAGTTGCGTTGATAAAAAGTGCGTGATTTAATGGCAATAGTCCTGCATTACCTAATTTAAAATATACATCATTATGATCTCCCAATGTCCAATAAAACTTTTTGGCACCTGAAGTGTAGGGATAACATTTTCTGTCGTAGTGATGATCTTTGTGTATGTGCAAACTTGTTTTGGGTGCAAGTGTTTGAATCTGTATGTCAATTATTCTTTTATAACCAACTTTTCTCACAAATTCTTGCACAAACTCACTAGGCAGGTCTTTGATTTCTGTGAAAGGCAAATCAGCAAAGCCAACTTGAAGTCCTCTTTTGGTGTGTTTTGTTTGAATGTTGCCGCACCACCAATTGCCCTCAGGAAAACAAGAATCAAATTCTTTGACAAGTTGCTTAATGTCGTAATCTTGCTTTTGTATTTGATCTACATATGCGTATGGTGTAAATCTATCATTTTTTAACCAATAATTTGGTCCATCGCCAAACCCAAAATAATGTTTTAATGTTTTGTCCCAATAGTCTGCAATTTTTGTTGGTCTGTCCACAGTAAAAAGATATTTGTCAAAAAGATATTTTCCAAAATCACCTGATCTAATTTGATCAGCAAATCTTTGCCATATTCTTCCAGGTTCTGTATGAATCCATACACTAAACACTCCGCCTTCAGACCAAACTGCTGTGGCAGGTTGATGACGTTTGCCTTCTCCGTCTGTATAAAATCCTGTATAAATGTTTTCTTTTATACTTTCATCGTTGATGAGTATATCTTTGATTTCGATATGTTCGCCCATATATGGCACTAACAATTCATACCATTGATGGGGAATATTTTGTTCTTTGTCTAGTTCAATGTCGTAATTTTTTCCTGAAACATCTTTAAGATAGAATTTCTTAATAGGTTTTGTGCTTGTTATTGATAACTTCATATATGTCTTTCCAATTATTTACTTTTGTAATTTCAGGATGTTCAAAACTTTGGTTATATGTATGATTTATCAATATTGGTTTAAGTCCAAATTGTAGGCCTGTTACTGCATTATGTGGTTTGTCTTCAACCCACCATAAACCTGTGTTATGAAATTCTGCCAGTGCTGAATCTTTGTCTGCTCCTGTGCCTAGTATGTGATAATTTTGAAAAACATTAGGACCATAAAGTTCAGCAAGTCTTTTCTTTCTTAATTCTTGTGCTGGTATATCAGAAGTTTGTGAAGTAATCGGTATAAATGTCCAACCTTCTGCATGTAAAAGTTTAACCCAAGTTTGAGATTCAGGTAAAGGTCTTTGTGTTCCCATCCATGCACTCCTATTAAACTCTCGTATAAGTTTTCTTATTTCAGTTTTAGTAACACCAAAACGTTCAGCCATCTCATAGGTGTTTTCTTTGTCGGGTAAAAGTCTGTAAGGATGATATCTTGCTCCTCTTTCGTCAAACAAAGTTCGTTGCAACATCCATTTTGTAAAGTGATGTTCCCACTCGAGCAGTACTCCGTCAACGTCTGTAAGTATTATTCTATTTGATTGTGGCATCTTCCATACCTGCTACTCTTAATTTCACAATGTTGGTCAGTTGCCATTGTTTTTGATCTAAACCTTTGGTAATTCCCAACCAACGATTTCTCAATAATGCAAATTCATTCACAATTTTTTCAAAATCTACAACATCTGCTTCACCATCAACATATTTTTCTACATCACGGCTTGACAGTGCTCTTTGATAATTTTCAAGATATTTTCTAAAATGATCTGCTCTTAATTTTCTTTTTTCAATGTTAAGATATTCTAATATTGCTTCAATCTCCTGCAGTTGCTGAAATCTGTGTTCAACTATGCCTGGCAATGCCGCTGATGATTTTTCAAGGTTGCCCCATATACCGCATTCTTTTCTAGCGGCATTATATTCGTTGTTGTAGTGTAAAATGCAATCTGGAATCTTGCTAATGTCTTTGCTTATAATATTGTACCAACTCATTCATCCTCATCGTAATAGTTTGACACATCTACTTCTTCATTATCTTCTGTATCTTCAAGCACAATGTTGACTGCTTCTGTTAATTTTTCATCGTATTCTTGTGC